GGTCTAAGTCTCTCAATGGGTATTTTGTTGGCGAGTGTCTGAACAAAATTTGCAAGTTTGTCTGCAGTTATACGACTTGGGAAGTCTATCTGAGGAAACTTTTTTCGATTTTCAGGATCCTTAAAAAATCTATCGAATGACGAAGCAACACCACCTAAGTCCTGAGATCCATTTGGATCGAAATTCTCTCTGAATTTTACTGAAACATTTTCATCACCGATTTTTACATCTGTCTTATCGGATTTATCTGATGTTTCATTGTTAGTAACAACTCCATCAAAAATACCACCGATAAGTCCTTCAAATGCTTTACCTCTAAAAGTTACAGAATCTGGATCTCTAATAACATCTGAATACCATTGCATAAATCGTTCAACGGATTCTGGTTTGTATTTTTCATCTGAACTAACACCTGGTAAAACATAATCAGAGTTTGAACCTAACTTTTGAAAATTTTTTCCATACTTCGTTAGAGCCGTTTTCATCGCCTCAGCAGTTGCACTCGGACTTATGTTGAACGGTGAAATACGTCCGATACTTTTACTGTAATCGGCGTCGGTATCCTGACTTAGTTTTTGTTCAAGGATAATATCCCTAAGATTTTTCAAAAGTCTCATAGTGATAAATACTCGGGAAAACTTTATTCGTCTTCGAGGCTATCCGAAAAAGTAGTTGTTGATTTGTTGATGGTTCCCTCATCGGAATCTGGTTCGTCCCAATATAAGAAGCGGTAAGAATTGTCTGACATGTTAGAGATATTTTTTGATTAGACTTCTGAATGTTTCACCCATGGGCAAAGGTAATTCATTTTCTCCGAAGTATCCACATTCAGTATGTTCATTTCCATCAATTGCTTTAGAAAGATTTGGAATAATTGGTTTTTCACTTTCATATTTGAATACGTACAACACCCCTTTGGGTTTTGATCCTTCACGGTTGTATCGTTTCACAACCCCCACAAAATAAATTTGTCCGTCAATACTCAAATTAGTTTCCTCGTAAAATTCTCTTTGAGCCGCTGAGGTTACCTCTTCATTTGGTTCAACTTTTCCTGCAGGGATACTCCATTCTCCCGGTAAACTTCCTTCTGTGTTTCTTTTACATAGTAAACATTTACCATTATGTACGACGAGAATACCGGCAGCTTTCTTCATATATTATATTTATCTATAACTATGATAATTTCAATCAACGATAATAATTTTTCTTGTGTAGTTGTTCACACCCCCTATCAGATAATGAGAGGGATGATGGGAAAGACATTTGACACTTTTGATGGAATGTTATTTATCATGCCAGAAGATACCATTCAATCATTTTGGATGAAGAATTGTATTGTACCAATGGACATTATTTTTATAAGTGACAATATGATTGAGGACATTTCCCCTAATTGTCCTCCTTGTACTACTGATGAATGTCCGAGTTATAAAGGAAGAGGTGGATTTGTATTAGAGTTACCGGGTGGAACGTGTAGGTCAAAAAAAATAAGAATTGGTGACGAGGTTGTTTTCCATTGAAAAAATTCCTAACTTTGGTATATGAAACTCCCGAGAATATACTACTACTACAGAAAAGATTTAGATCTTAGAGCCGTTCCCTATTGGAAATTGACACTATACTTGTTTTTGACGGTTTCTTTTGTTTTCACTATAGCGTATACCTATGGGAGGATAGATCAAATTAAGAACTTGACCGACTTGGAGAAGGAGATTTTGATTGTTGACCTCAACAGTAAAAACGATTTCAGTCAAGATAAGTTGGTTCAAATGTTGCAAGACCTAAATGTTCGTTTTCCACATATTGTATTAGCTCAGGCTCGATTGGAGTCAGGTGGTTATAGATCACGAATTTTTAAAGAAAACAATAACTTGTTCGGTATGAAACAAGCTACTGTACGTGTGAACACCGCATTGGGAACCCAGCATAACCACGCTTATTATGAAACTTGGAGGGAAAGTGTTTACGACTACGCCTTTTACCAAACTCGATACTTGAGTGGTGCTAAAACCGAAGGTGAATATCTTTATGTTTTGGGTCAAAGTTATGCTGAAGATCCTCTGTATGTTACCAAGTTACGTAACGAAATTGAAAAAGGAAAATTACGAAACTTGTTTTGATTCTTGAATTTTTTCCTTCAGTTTACTCACAAACTCTCTCTGTAACATTTTCACAAACTTGATGTAGGGAGCATCATCAGCTTCAGGATTATATCTATAGGGATCGTCTGAAGGTCTTGCCGCTCTTCCCAAATAATTCAAACCCGAAATATTGGTAATACATTTGTGACCTCCTGAATTAGCCTGAATAATATCCCAAGCACTTACCTTGATACTATCAAGAATTTCAAATTGTTTTTCTGTGAGTTCTTTATAAGGTATATCCATAATATCACCTAATTTTTTTATCACCTTATCACCATTAGGATTTTCTTCAAACTTATCACCATAGATAGCTCTGAAATCTTTCATTGTAAATCCAACTGACTCAGGTGTTATTTTAGATTCTGAAATATATTTGATAGTTGAGAGAGGAACCATTTTATTTTTCAATTGATCCTCCCATTTGGAAAGGACTTCTTGAGCAATATCACCCAAATTCACACCTTTTAGTTCTCTTTCTTTTTTGAATGGATTACAAGACGCTTGTAATAATCCTAATGGCCAAGCTATTACTAAGAAATCTGCCTCGGGGTTATTTTTAAATGGAGTATATCTATCATATGACCCTGGTTTCATCATACTACCACCACCATATTGAACAATAATTCCATCTTCTGACTTTACGTTAGGTGAGTAAGACATTTTTTCAACGTAATCCTGTTGGTTTTTCTTGAGTTGATCAGGCTGTGGAAGGTTTCTTCCTTTCATTTCATTTTTGATCTGATCCAAAATTGAATAAATCGATGGTTCAGAATTCATGACCAAGTTCTCCAAAAACTTAGGTTTGTTTTTAAAAGCCAACAAAAGTTTGTTTAGTACCAAACCTAATGCAAACTTATTTTCACGAGCCGACTTATCTTTATCTAAACGGAAAATATAGTTCATTACTTGCTCAGGTGTGATATCATATTTTGCATAATCTGCTGAGTCTACAGTTGAAATCAATCTTAGATCAGTTTCAGGAAATATATCTTTCGGCGATACAATTTGTGAAATGGTTTCAACATTCGATCTTGATGATCTGAATGATTTTGCACCAGTCTCCTCGGCTCCTGCTTGACGATCATGGTGATCAGTATGAATAACAAACATAGGTTTGCCATGAGCGAAATCTACCAATACAGGCATCGTATCTCCTTGAGCATCCATTTTCTTCACCGAAAATTCCTTGTCACCATACTGAATGATTTCACTATCCACAACGTTAATACCATTTGCTTCAAGATATTTCTTCATAGCAATTGCCGTGGTTACACCATCTAAATCTTGATGGAAATAGATTTTGGCCTTTGGATATCTCTCAGCCAATTTCTTTATGTCACGTAAACCCGATTCTGAAATTATCTTTTTCATTTGAACATTCCTGAGAAAAACTTACCTAATTTGTCAATAATATCTTCATTGATACCAACTTCTTTCAATTTACTCATAGTTTCTGGACCCATTTTACCATCGGCTTCCAATCCTTCCAATTGTTGGAACTTCTTCAATGCTTCGATTGTTTTAGGACCCCAAGCACCATCAGCAACCACTTGAATCTTTACACCTTTCTTTTTAAAGTACTCATTCAATCCAGATTGGATTTGATATGTTTCTTGTGGTGAAAGAAAATATGGTTGCTCGGAAATAACACTATGAGTTAGGTATTGTTTCTGTGTGGCCTCAATATGGAGGTTAAGAATTCTTTCTCTTTCGCTTTCGTCTATTCTAAATTTTTTCATATTAGTTCAATGTTAATAAATATTTTAGTCGGTTTACCTCGGCTAGCATCTCATCTCTTAGATTGAGAATGTCACCATCCAATTCTTTCTGATATACATTATCCAATGATATCAAAAATTCGATCATACTATTGATGTATTGATCAACGTTTATTGATTTATAATCGAATAATGGGATGTTAAACTCTCCTCCGAAATCAGGTCTTCCATGTTTTGCCATACAAATTTCAACAAATTTATCTATCAAATTAGACAAATTTTCATAAACCCCACCGAAAGCCTGATGTTCTGCAAACGACATTGTTTGCCAGTGGAAAACTCTCATTTGATTTTCCATAGCTAAAAGGTTTATAATAATTTCGTTAGTCATAACTTAAGCAAAATTCAAAGGTCCAAACAACATATCCGACAAGAAATCCTGAGTTTGTGTTTTTTGATTGGATTGTTTTGTTGGTTCACTCTGATCAACATTAGTATCTACATAATCCTCTTCAACCCCAGAAAAGTCATCTTGCCAGTTTTGTTTAGCCTCGGGAGTCTGTGAATATGAATTCATTTGATTATTGAATTCTTCTTCACCCATTTGGTTGATCAATTCATCAGGTCCTACAAAATTAGCAACACCAATATAATCCAAAAATGCCGCCCAAAATTTTGTACGTCTCATCAAACTTCTTGTTGCTTTATTACCAAACAATCTTGGGACACCACTCATTTTATAATTCTTTATACCTTGGATACCTTTAGCACTTTGAGCTCCTAAATCTCTAAACAATCTTCCATCTTTGGAAACTGTCTTTTGGATTTGTTTTGCTAATGTCTGTACTTCTTGAGTAGTCATCGGGTTTTTAGCAGCTCTTCTTATCATTGCGGAAGCTTTTTGTGTTCCCGCACCCATCTTTTGAAATAATCTTACATAATCCTTGAGGGTGTTGATCAACCCTGGCATTAATTTTCCTCCTGGAACTTTGTCCAACATTTGTAATACTTTGGGTGCCCATGTTCTGGCTTTACCAAAAAGATATCTACTTGCCGATGAACTGTTAGCTACACTCTCCAACATTTTTGTGGCTTTTACAGGATCAGTTTTTGCAATTTTTGCGGCTTGATTAGCAGTCTTATAAAGTTTACTACCCTTTCCTGCCATCATAATTGGTTTAGCGGCTAAATCTCCTACATATGGAATTACAGAAACAAAAGATAACATTGCAAAAAAAGTATCACCCTGTCTGAGATAATCCAAACCGTTTACTAAGTCTACAGCACCTGTTGGATCAAATATACCAACAATATCTCCAATAGCGTTCCACCATCCTGCTTCTGTAATTAAATCAGGATTACTGTTCTCAGATATTATTCGAGACAACTGATTTTCTGTGAGTATTATTTTCATAATAAAGATATAATACTATAAATACCAATAAATGAAAAAAAAGAACCCTCACTTTTGATGTGAGGGTTTGATTTTTACAACTCTAAAACTTGTTGTTGTTTTTCCAACATAAAGGCATTGACTCTTTTTCGAGCTATCTCACAATAATCAGGGGACAATTCAATTCCAATCCATTGACGGTCTAAAGTCTCAGCGGCAACTAATGAAGTACCTGAACCACTAAATGGATCCAATACTACGTCATTTTTATAGGTAAGAATCTTAATTGCTTTGGTTGGGATATCCATTGAAAACGTGGCTTTAGTCATGCTTCGTGTGTCTGCGAAGTAATTCCATTGTCCAAAGACCAGATCAATAAACTCTCTTTTTTGTGCATCGGTGTAGAAGGTCTTGGGTTTCATTACACCATTTTTATCTTCTTTCTCACCGAGTTCACCAACCCACTCGGGCTCACCTTTCACCTTTTTGATGTGGTTTTTCTTATAAGCAAGAATCACACACTCTTTGGGGTTATAGATATAAGGTGCTGAGGGTGACATCCACGACCCCCACGCGGTTGTACGACTACGATGAGGAGATTCCTCCTCTAAATCAACGACACCAAAAAACTTGTATCCGATTTGTTTCATAATCTGCCACACCTCAGACACCATAAAGATACGTCCACCCTTTGCTTGTCGGTTGATTTCATAAGGGATGTTCAGAGCAATCCTTCCATCATCCTTTAGAACTCTGAAGGCTTCTGTCATCCACGAATATGTAAATTTTACATATTCCTCCCAAACCATATCATCTTGGTGAACGTCATAATCGATGCCAACCCCATAAGGAGGTGAAGTCACGATTAGATCTATTGATCCCTCATCAAGGGTCTTCATTACTTCAATACAATCACCATTGATGATCGTTTTCATTTTCTTTTCCATTATTTCATAATTTCGATTATAAAGTATATCACAATCACAGGCCAAAAGAGTATGCTGACCAATCTTTCAGTCATGGTCATTGGTCCAACACCTGTTCCAATACCCATCATCTCCAGAGTCATCCCCACCAGCATCCCGATCAAAAGATATAAAAATATCACTATTTGTTATTATTTATGTGTCCTAAAATATAGTCCAAAGATTTGGTTGGTTCAACCCCTGTGGTGTCACAATCAATAAAATCAAACAAAGGTCGTTGATATTCATCCGTATGGTAATGATCTCGTTCCCTTTGTTCTGATGTATGAACGAAAATCTCAACCAGTTCCCCCATCATAGTTTCTTTGAATTTATCCCTAACATCACGATAAGGAGAAACCAGTGAAACCACTACATCAAAATTTTTGGTGTTTAAAAATTGAGATAGGTTTTGGACAAATGTGATATTCCGAATTCTACCTTCTTTAGAATAATCTTTGTTGTCAAGTATTTCTCTAACATCATCCCCATCGATATGTAAAACTTGTTTCCCCTCAAACAATTCCAAATAATCTTTCAACAAACTTGCTAAGACGGTTTTCCCGTGACCAGGTTGACCTGTAAACCAATAGATCATTCTTCAGACTCCATAGTTTGAATTCTACGGTCCAAATACCATAGAGCTTTCTTTAGATCTTGAAGGGGTGGATTGTCGTTTTTCTTTCCACTTCTTACGATATACTTCAATACGTTGAATAGGTAGGCGTCTTTATCCAACCCAGTTGCCTCAGCAATTTTTACAACTTCATATGGGTTATCAGCACCTCCATAATGATTGGGGTGATGTACGTGTTCGTATGTGGGCGTGTCTTCAGACATTATTTTTAATTTTGTAATAATTTTTTGAAAATGGACTTTCTTCCAATAAACCCGACTCCAACATCTGTGAGATAATCACTTTGGTTTCTTCACGACTGAGTCTGAATACCCTGTCGGCAATGTGGTTCAGATGACAAGGAATCTTTAATTCTTTTTGAAAAAGTTTTTCAGTTTTTTTGTCCATGTGTTATCTTCATACATTTTTTTTCTAACATAAGCACCCAACATCATGTCATTGGGTCTATCAAGAATTTCCTCTTTGCTTATTTTTACGTAATTTTTTTTCATCGTTTTTCTTACTTGCTTTAGTACGTTTAGGGGTGTCCTCAGTCGAATCTTCGGTAACAACCACATTTGTTTTTCGATATTCTTTCCAAACTGATTTGGGAACGAACTCCCATCCAAAACCAACACGTAGGTATGACTCTTTGTTTTCCACACGTTTGATTTCTC